TTTTTAATCGGTGTTACCAGCAGTTATTTAACAGTAGAGAAATAAATGGGGTTCAATAATTTAACACTAAGAATTATTTGGTTTGCACTAATTGGCGGTGGTGCATTAATGACGATAATTGATGCTGCCATGTCTACCGAATGGATTGCAAAAATGACTAACGCCGCATCAGTTACGCCATCTTTACCATTTATTCTAGCCTTGGTAAACACTTCCGTGGTCAGTGCCACTGGTGCAGTTCTGACTAATCCTAGCTCATGGCACTTTGTGTTAACTGGAGGACGCAAAATAGGATCGATAACAGATGATTTAGAAAGAATTATTTGTTTTTTCGGGATTTCTTTATTAATTGTGTTTTTGGTTGTAGGAATTACATCATCTTTATGGATTGACATAATTAGCAATTACCACAAAACCAAGAATTGGCCATTAGCTCTAGCTATATCTCTATCTGGTAATTTTTGTTTCTTGTTTGCCAATTATATTTCACTTAGTTTAGGGGGAGCATTAAGTAAGAAAATGTGATAAAATATAGTATTGCAAGATAAACTACACAACACCACAAGCAGGGGTTAAATCCCTGCTTTCTTTATGGTAAAATTTGACAAAATTATTAAAATGGTATATTATATATAAAGATAATATACAGAACTTTTATAAGAATAAACCCATCTCCTTTAACCGAGTCTAGCCGCTCGGTTTTTTTATGACAAATTTTTAAACATTGCTACCGCTTGAATTGTTGTTGTTTTTCGTGTAAACCAATGATAATTAATTTTGCTGGTATTAGTAGATGATAGTGATAGAAATAAAACCTAATCCTGGTCCACAAGTAAAGGCTTTGCAATCTACAGCCAAAGTAGTGCTTCTTGGCGGTGCTAAGGGTGGCGGTAAATCTTTTGCCTTGAGGCTTGCACCTTGTTACTATCTGGACAATCCAGATTATCATGCTGTAATTTTTAGGCGATCGCTACCGCAAGTCAAAAAGCCGGGGGGAATGTGGGATAAAAGTTATCAGCTTTATTCTGCAATGGGGGGATATCCTAGAGTTTCAGAATTAAAGTGGATATTTCCTTCTGGGGCATCGGTACAATTTGGGCATTTACAGAATCCTACAAGTTGGCAGGATTGGCAGGGTACAGAGTCTGCTTTTTTTGGTTTTGACCAGTTAGAAGAATTTACCCAGGAGCATTTTTTAAAAATATTGGGGTGTATGAGAACGACTTCGGGGTGTCCGACTCAACTTATGGCCACAATGAATCCTGATGCTAATAGTTGGTTAAGGGAGTTTGTTAGCCCCTGGATTGCTAAAGATGGTTATGTAGATTTGGATTTGAATGGGAAGACATTTTACTTTACTGTTGAGAATAGTCAGATTACTTGGGTAGATGCTGATTGGAGGGATGCTAACGGCCAGCCTCCGGTATCTGTTGTTTATATTTCTGCTGATATTTGGGATAATCCTGCATTGTTAAAGGCTGACCCTGCATACCTTAGCAGTTTAATGACTCAAAGTCTTGTAGATCGTGAGCGATATTTGGGCATTCGTGGCCGTGGGGGTAATTGGAATAGCAAGGCTGAGGCGGGTAAGGTTTTTCAGGAGCAATGGTTTCAGAGAGCGCAGTTAGTTAGTTATCAGCATGGCGACAAGTTAGTTAGATTCTGGGATTTTGCTGCTTCTCTGTCAACTGCTAGGCGCTCTGATTTTACGGTAGGGGTATTACTTCTCAAAAGGAGCGATCGCTATTTTGTTCTTGATATGGTTCGTTTGAGACTTCCACCAGTTCAAGCCAATCAGTTAGTTGTGAATACTGCTACGGCTGACGGTAACAGATGTCAAGTTAGATGGCAAACTGAACCCGGCGCGTCGGGTGTTCGTGACTCTGCAAATTTACAATCTTTGTTAGCTGGGTTTGATTCAAGGGGAGTTACTGAGTTAAGGGATAAAGTTAGCCGCGCTATGCCGTTAAGTGCTGGTTTTGAGTCTGGAACTATTCAGCTTTGTTATGGTGAGTGGAATCAAGTATTTATTAATGAGTTAGTTAATTTTCCTGACGGTGATCACGATGATATTGTTGATGCTGTCACTGGGGCTTATAATTGTTTGACGGGGTTTAAAACTGGAGTTAGTAATTTTACTTATTAATTAATATGCAGCAAGTTTTTAATTATGATGTTATTTCTGGCGTTACTTCAGATGGTGTTGAAAAAAGAATTTTAGTTAATTCTGATGGTTCTATTGCAGTACCAGCAGGACTAGCTTATGTTGCATCAACGCTAGTAACAAGACCTGCTAACACTACAGCCTATACAGCTAACGATGTTTATGGTGGTGTATTTGAACTTCAGAATATTGGTGCTAGTGGTGGATTTATATTTATTGAAAGTATAGATATTATTTTCAATATCACAGCAGTACCAGCAGGTATGAGTGGTTTCACTGTTTATTTGTTTGGCGTTACTCCACCATCAGCTATAGCTGATAATCTACCATTTTCTATATCTTCTGAAGATAGAGCAAGTATTCTCAATCCTAGAGGTATCACTTTATCTGCATCATTAGCTCAAGGTGGTGGTGGTAGTGTAGTTGCTGAAGTGAGAAATATTAATCAATTATTTAAGTTAACTGGCACTTCTTTATTTGGTTATAACGTTACAAATGGAGCGTTTATCCCTGCTGCAAATAGTGAAAGTTTTACTATTAGATTTAGGAGTTTTGCACCATGAGGACTTCTACTAGAATGGTGGTGTTGGGTGGTTTTAAAGGTGTTCTTGATTTAATTTTTGCTATAGCCTCTGTCGCTTATGGATTAAGACGGCTTTCCAGGTTTTGGACTGGCGCAGCTATAAGAGTAATGAGAACTAGTGATGATGCGGAGCTAGATATAGGTTTTATTGGAGAGGATTTAGATGTAGTTACATTATTAGTATTTGTCGGTTCGGGCAACGGTGAGATTGTTATCTGGTATGACCAATCTGGCAATGGTCGTCATGCAGTTTCAACTACGGCGGCGAGCCGGCCGCGCATTGTTAGCAATGGGGTGTTGGAGGCTGTTAATGGAAAGCCTGCAATCAGTTTTGATGGTCTGACCCAGTTCCTCAACTTACCCACTTCTGGTGCGCCGACTCAAAATTCTTCTTTAATCGGAGTTTTTCAAACGACTAGTCCGGTGATCGAGTCCGCTGGCTTTATAAATATATCGAATGGAACCTATAATCCCGAAATAAGAATTGGAGTTGGCACGGGTGGAAGCACGACTACTTACAGAGCCTATTGGAATGGATTTTATGTGACCATAGACAATCCTGCTGTGAATTTTCAAAACCGCAGTGTTTTTAATGTCTCTTTTGCAGCTTCTGGGGGGGTAACTACCAATACCGTTCTAGTCAATGGCAGCGTGGCTCTTTCGGCATCAAGAGGTGGGACGTGGACAGGTGCAAGCGAATTTACGATTGGACGTTATATCATAGTTAATTCAATGAGAGCGGGTATCGCGCAAGAATTGATAATTATCCAATCCATCCTTTCCACCGCCGACCGCCAAACACTTGAGCGCGATCAGGGACTTTATTATAAAATTGCTGTAAATTAAAAACCATGACAAAACAACAAGAACAATGGCTGCTTTCTCAAATTGCATTAAACCCTAAACTATCTGCTAGGGAATTAACTTCATATTTGAATGACAAACAATTGATTGATAATCCAGTGCCAATAGGTCAAGTATCTGTAAAGACAACTTTAGAAGAAGTTTCAGCAGTAGTCACAGATGCGGAAGTTTTGGCACTAGCTGAAAGTCCAGTCTATTTAAGGATATTGGATGCTATTACCCAGAATAGACCTGATTGGATTGTTGGAAATCTGACCACTTTAAAACGTGGTGGAAAATTAAGTCAAGAAAGTTATGATGCAATCTTAGTGTTACTGCAACGAACTGAACCAGACCCCAATTACCAACAGCAAATAAGTATAAGTCCTGCTGAGTTAGCGGGGTATGATTTTGTGTTAGTTAGCGATGTAGAAGAGTTGATTTAGTTTACTATGTCTAGATATAGTCAATACGCCAGAAATTTGTATTATTCTTATCTTCGCAGAATTGAGAAGGGAATTTCTGATCATACTGTTGTGCGTATTGGTGATAAAAAATGGCGTGTTTTGCCTATTTTAAGCCGTACTCCTTACAGCCGCTTTCAGGGTTGGGTTGTTGAGGCTAAAAAGTTTCCTCCTGACACTTCTGATTTTGGTAAGATTTGTTACCCTGGGAAAGATAGAGTTCAGCCTAGAGAAATTAAATGTAGTTGTCCTGATGCTACTGCTACTGAAGATTACGGAAGGGATTGGACATTTTCAAGGGCGGGGTTATTTTATCCTTGTAAACATATTATTGCTGTTTTAATTAAAGAGAAAGTTGATTTTATAGAAAATACTTTAGCTAATTATAATAAAGATAGAAATGATGATTGTTTCGTTTGTCCGCCTGGGGCTTTTTGTGGTGAGGTTGGTGATCTTCCCAATTATGGAGATTTTCCGCCTTGTACTAGATTAAAAATTTCTTTTAATACTGTTCTTCGTCAGAGTTATACCGATTTGATTATCACTTTAACTCATACTGCTTATGTGTATGCTCCAATTCAATCTATTTCTGTTAGTCCATCTGGCCGAGTTGTTACTCGTGCTTATGGCCAACAATATTATTTAGGTTATAATTTTTGTACTAACTCTTTTGTTAATTCTGACACTCACGGCGGCGGTGTTATTTTATCATCTAGTTATATTATAGAAGAAGGTTACCCTCCTGATGATTGGTATTAATTAGTTTTATTGGTAGGTATTTATGGCTTGTGGGAAGAATCAAGATAAGGGTAAAATGTCAGAGAAGCAGCGCGCCGCTATTTCTAAAGGTGCTACTGGCAAGAAAAAAACAGCCGAACAGAAAAAGAAGATATCAGACGGCATGAAAAATAGTGAGTGTGTTAAGTCCAAAAAAAAGAAGAAGAAATAATTATTCTTTTTCTGGTAAATATATTTTAATTTCTGCTTTGTTATTATTTCCTTCGGCTTTATCTTTTTCTCTCCATCCTGCTTGACATTTTAGGTAAAAGAATATAGCCGCGGGTTCTCCTTTTTCAATTAAATCAAACAATTTTTCGGATACTTTTAATTTAGCTTTTGCCCGTCCGGCTTTGTATGCTTCTTTTGCTTTTTCGTTGTCTGTTAGTCGTCGGTCTAAAGTTCTGGGGGATGTTCCTATTAAGTAGGAAATATCATCAAGGCTTAATCCTAGACCCGCTGCTTTTTCAATTAAAGTAATTTGTTCATTTGTTAAAATAATAGTCATGTTTAAATAAAAATATTATGGCCTTTACTAATGCTCAAAAATCTAAAGCTATAGGACATCTTGGTTACACTGTTGATTCTTGGTCCCTGGGGTTTATTGGTGGTAAAATGGATGCGATCGCTAATTTATCTGGTGATAGTGAAACTAGGGTTGGTGCGATTATTACTCAGCTTGACACCTTAGAGACACAATTAAATTCTAGCATTGCTGCTAATGCTGGCACTCAAGTTAAACCAGATGGTACGGTGTTTTTTCAGGGTCAATCTATATCTGAGATTAATAATCAGTATAATTATTGGAAGAATAAACTTTCTATAGCTTTGGGTGTTTCTATTGTTTCTACTGGTTCTCGTGTTGTTCGTTCTTGATTCAGTGATGTGATTTTAATTAGTGAGCGATCGCTAAATTTTAGGAGGTAGTTATGCGTAAGTCTGCTAAGTATTATAATTCTAATCCTAAAGCTAAGGCTAAAAAGGATGCTTACAACAAGGAGTTTAATAAAAAGTCTGATCAAGTAAAAAAAAGAACTGAATTAAATAAAATTAATCGTGATAACGGTACGTATGGCAACGGTGATAAAATGGATATGAGTCATACTAAGGAGGGAATAAAACCGAAACCACAATCAGAGAATCGTGGCAGTTCTAAAGATATGCCTGGTGATAAACGCTCGCGTGGAAAGAAGTCTGCAAGCAAAAAGAAAAAGCTGTGATGTGATTACTTTATCTTGTTGTGTGATCGCTCTTTAGAATTTCACGCTTTAGAATTTCGCGCAACACAAAATAATAATGTAAATTATAATAAAATAAATAATA